AAAGAAGACGAGGATGGCAACAAGATCTCCGAAGTCATGGGCATACGTGCCGGTTGTAAAGTAATGAAAACTCGTTATGCCAAACCATTCGAAGGCATGCAGGTTAAAATTCCCTACGAAACAGGTATGAATCCCTACAGTGGATTAACTGATCTTGCAGAGAAAAAAGGCATGCTCAAGAAAGAAGGTAATCGTTTGGTGTTTGTCACCAGCGAAGGCGAGATAATTAAACAATTCCGCAAGGCCTGGGAAGCAAACGAAGATCAGTGCCTGGACCGAGTCATGACAGACTTCAAGAACATCAAGACAGAGGTAAGTACAGCCAACACAGCGGAGGAATAACAATGTCAGCAGAAGTAGCAAGCGAAATTTGGGGTGAATTAAAAAGATACGTCAATGTGGTAGATCGTATGGATGCAGCCGAAAGCATTGTGGCCATACTAATAGATCATGATCATGACGTTGACCAAATCCGGGATGCCTTTAAAGGTGATTCAGACATCAAGAAGGCTCTAACTGCATACTTGGACAACGACAAAGACTATGCAGAAGAGGAAGAAGAAGATCCGGACGAAGAAGACAACTACAACCAAGAAGATGACTACTGATGTGGTACAGCCGAGTAGTTGCCGACCTTGGTAACATTCCTGACTTTATTGCACACTTTGAATCAGAGTTGACGGATGCCAAGCGTGACTGCAAGATTGGCGGCCTAGTAGAAAAGAACATCACTGCCTTGCCGGGCATCACTGAGCATAGATTCAACCAGCTACAAGAAATTGAAGCTGTGTTGAATTTTCTCAACATCCAATTGCGCAAAATACGTACCCGGCACTTCAAGAAGTATCTTGAAGGCTATGCTCGTGCGCTCACTGCACGTGATGCTGAAAAGTATGTGGACGGTGAAGAAGAAGTTGTGGACTTTGAAACCATCATCAACGAAGTGGCACTGCTACGCAATCGTTGGCTGGGCATCATGAAAGGCTTGGACACCAAGCAGTGGATGGCCGGGCACATTATTAGACTCCGGTCAGCCGGAATGGAAGATCTCACTCTTTAAACTTACAATTATTTCCGTGATACCTTGAATAGTTGGGTTTATCAATATCTTTAAGACAATGCGGACAAGTGGACCGATTATTTTGTCTGTTTGATTTTTGTTTTTCTTTTAGTACCTGGATTGTAGAATCTTTGTGTTTTTTATTAAAAAATCCATTTTTATCCCCAACATTACCAAATTTTTCTTTACGTTCGTCGGGAGTCATTGACAACATTTGTGTAGATACAGATTTAGAAATCTTTTCTCGTGTTTCGGCGGACGGAGCCATTCCTCGATTCCAAGACGGTTTATTTGTTTTTTTACCAGTTCTTGAATTAGATATTTTTTGTCGAATTAATTTTGCTTTTTCGGCTCCGTGTTCTTCTTCCAACGAGAGTCCTTTTTTACGATTACTTTTTACTAGTTTGGCTTCGGGTGATCGAGCCCAGTTTAAATTTCCAGTAGGCCAACCAGTTGACTTATTATTAAAATTCATGTTGTGTGGATCATTAATTGACTCGTTAATAAACTGTTCCTCAAGAACTTTCAGTTCTGATTCAGACTCAGCAAATGCAAGGATTTCTCTAGTAAGAGATAATTTATCTTTAATCGATTTGACCCATTTACCAGATCCTATATAACCGTCATCTAAGTTGTTAGTCGAATGCCGTCCTATATAGTATTTTCCAGTCGATGTAAAAGTCTTGTAAATAATGTAATGCATAAATTTATTTATCAATTGACGGTAAGAACCGCTGGGATGGAAAGACCAACTAAGAAAGGGAGCGTAATATGAAAATTGTACTCTGCACCGGGGGATTCGACCCACTACATTCTGGGCATATAGCCTACTTTGAAGCAGCCCGGACCATGGGAGATAGGCTTGTGGTTGGCATCAACAGCGATGAGTGGTTGTCACGCAAAAAAGGTCGTCCCTTTATGCCTGCTGCTGAGCGCAGAGCTATAATTGAAAATCTACGCATGGTAGATCGTGTGGTTGAGTTCAATGATGATGATGATACTGCTATAGATGCCATACGTGCAGTACGTGACTACTACATACGCCCAGGCACCAAATTTATCTTTGCCAATGGTGGCGACCGCACAGCCGACAATATTCCTGAAATGGTGTTTGATGATGTAGACTTCCGCTTTGGTGTGGGTGGCGAAAACAAAATGAATTCAAGTTCGTGGATACTCACTGAGTGGAAAACACCACGGACTGACCGTGCTTGGGGACACTATCGTGTGTTGCATGAAGTTGGCCCTCATACCAAACTCAAAGAACTCACTGTGATGCCCGGGCAGCGACTCAGCATGCAACGTCATGACCAACGTGCAGAGTTTTGGTTTGTTGCCCAAGGTGAGGCCACAGTATATACCATAGACGATGCGTCAACTGACCAAGAAATCAAATGTGAATTAACTGTGCATGAACACACGTTTATCAAAACAAACGAATGGCATCAACTGTGCAATGAAACTGATCAACCACTCAAATTGATTGAAATACAATACGGTGACCGCTGTGTTGAGGAAGATATAGAGCGCAAATGAAACCAATACCTGTATTTGTAGGCTATGATCCCAGAGAAGCCGTAGCATATCATGTGTGTGTTAATTCGATCATTAGGCATGCCAGTCAACCAGTGGCCATCATACCAGTGGCCTTGAACTTGTTCCGAGACTATGATGAAACACACACTGATGGCAGCAACCAATTTATCTACAGTCGTTTTCTTGTTCCTCATTTGATGGACTACTCAGGTTGGGCCATCTTTATTGATGGCGACATGATCCTGCGTGGAGATATTGTAGAACTATGGAATCTACAAAGTCTTTACAACGACGTCATGGTTGTCAAGCATGATTACAAAACACGCATGACTGAAAAGTATCTTGGCAGTAAAAACGAAGACTATCCACGCAAGAACTGGTCAAGTGTGATACTGTGGAACTGCAACAGCTTTCCCAACCGCAAACTAACTCCTGAGTTTGTGCAACGATCAACAGGTGCCGAACTGCATAGATTTTCCTGGATAGAAGATGAACGCATTGGCGAACTACCCCCAGAATGGAACTGGCTAGATGTTGAGTATGAGTGGAACCCACTGGCAAAATTAGTACACTACACCTTGGGAACTCCGTGTTTTCATGAGTTTGCAACCAGCGGAGACTTTTCAGACGAATGGCATCGGGAACAACTACTGACCGACCACTGTGAACAAAGAACAACAAATGAATGATTGGGAACAGGAAGACGAGACTTCGTATCTGCCACCTGACCCTGCCCCTTTGCCACCGCCGCATGTGCTGGATCAAGCGCCACCAGAAATACGGCAACTGTTTTTGGACATTTTAAAATATCGTGTGGACCCAGCAGGCTGGTATTACGATGTGACAATAGATAAATTAGTTCAACAACTACAGGCATTGAATAATGGTGCTGTGGTAGCAGTTGGTGGAGACAGCGATAAAAATCAAGGAAAAGGCCATATGTACGATCCCTATTTACGAAGTTTTATAACAGGCTCAGGCGGACAATTATCTACTTGGCAAAAACACAGCGATGAAATGACTCCTGTAGTTTTGCGAGGTGTGGTACGTAGAAAAGAAATGACAGTGTGCCGCGCTGCCGGCAGAGATTTTTATTACATCGATACTGGATATTTTGGTAATGGTCGCAAAAAGACTTATCACAGGATCACACGCAACAATGTACAAAATATAGGACCCATTATTGATAGACCGGGTGACAGGCTGGGAGCCACTGGTGTACAGTTTAGAAAATTTAGAGGCGGCTCCAACATATTGATTGCACCACCCAGTCAGAAGTTGTTGAACTTGTATGACATTGTGTTGGAAGATTGGTTGGAAGATGTACAAACGGAAATTAAAAAATACACTGATCGTCCTATTGTAATACGCATAAAACAAGGACGCAGTGCAAGAGTCACAACAGATACTATGGAAATGGCCTTGGACCAAGATGTACATTGCTTGGTTACATATTCAAGTATTGCTGCTGGTGAAGCGTTGCTGTTGGGTAAACCTGCTGTAACACTGGGTCCTAATGCGGCCGGTGCATTGTGCAGTCAAAATCTAACAGAGATTGAAAATCCTCACATACCCACCCTGGATCAAGTAGATGCCTGGGCCAGACACATAGCATATTGTCAATTTACCGAAGCGGAAATGCGAGATGGTACCGCCTGGCGCATCTTGAACGAACATGCATGATGTTGTTGTTTATCTAAGTTCTCTGCAGAAACAAACACCTGGCAGAAAGACCGAAACACTGATAGCGTTTGCTGATGGCGCACGATCGCAAGGCGTCAAGGTACATGTAGAAACACAGAATACATATATTCCTGCAAAGTTAGCAGTGATGTTAGGATGGTCTAGTCCTGAGCAACACACCCCCAATATAAAGTTACGAGCACACATAATACAACAACAACGACAGTTGGGCAATCACACAATGTGTATTGATGCAAATTGTTTTAAATTTGTAGATAACAACAGTTTGTATCTTCGCTACAGCATAGGCAGTCCTTTTTATGATACTGGCAATTATGCTAATAAAAATTCAGATTCCTCTAGATGGAATCAATTGTCAACAGATCTTGGAGTCAGTCTGCATGATTGGCGTTCAACTGGAAATTACATGCTATTATTGCTGCAACGAGAAGGTGGGTTTACCATGAAGGGCTTGCAGCCGTTGACCTGGGCTGAACAAAAAATAAAAATTATACAGCAACACACCAGCATGCCTATTGTGTTGCGACCACATCCAGGAAAAATATCTGATGCAACGTCATTGATACAATCAGGAGTCACAGTGAGTGATCCAACACGACGTTCTTTATTAAAAGATTTAAAACATGCTGCTGGTGCTTTTGTGTTTAACAGCAGCAGTGGAGTGGCTGCAATATTGTCCGGAGTTCCGTTGTGGGTAGACGACTCCAGCAGTGTTTGTTGGAAGGTGGCCAATACTGATGCCAGCCAGGTTGCCAACCCTGTCATACACGATCGAACTCAATGGTTAAATGATATAAGTGCATGCCATTGGACCGATGAAGAAAGTCGCCAAGGTTTGATTTATAAAAAATTCTTACCTTATCTTGTTTGACTGATCTTTATACCTTGTACCAATCATTGCACGTGGTGTCACTGTCTCTAAACCACCAATACAAATCAGGACCAGACCAGTCGCTGAATTGTTGTTGATACCAGTCTACAGTTCGATTATAATTGATATAAGCAGTATCGTATATGCGTTTTTTACTCTTGGGTGCAGAACTGTGTAGTCCTATAAAAACAAACTTGGTTGCATACATCATTAATTTGTTTTTTACCCAAGGTATGTCAGCATCTGGAATACCACCAAGCACTTGTGTACAAATAACAGCATCAAATTGTTGTCCAACCGGTTCCTGATCAAATTTTGGCACACAAGGATCATATTTGGAAACTGATTCAGCATTGATCCGAGTTTGAAAAGTCATTGGCTCACTCATGACAGCATGTGGTAATCCATATGGCACTACGTCAGTGTATTGTTGACCCTTGCCACAACCATAATCCAACACAGTTCGGGCAGCATAGCGATCCATAAGAAATCTTATGTAATTGTGATAACTTTTGCTGTCGTTGCCTGCCCAGTTTTTGGGATTGTTCTGCTGAAACTGCCGGCCCAATTCCACGCTGGTGGCATAATATTTGCTGGGTTGATTCATCGAGTTGCTATAAAATTCTTGATTGGATCAATTAGCTCAGTTTTTAATCCGTGATAGATTCTTTGCTGATTGTAAAACAACGAATGGTTGTGCTCAATACGTTTCAAAGTTTCATTGTCGTATGGGCACTTTTCGTAGTTGGATACGTTATTGAGTATGAGTGAAATTTTCTTTTGAAGGTCAGATTCGTTATCATAACTTTCATCAAACAAGTTGTCATATGTGACAAATCCTTGCGACTTAAGATAAGCCAATATTCCTGCCTTGCCCAGCACCATGAAAGGATGTTGAAATCCAATGGGTTTGTAAATTTTTTCTGTTAAAAACACAGCCGCCCAGTCCCACGATCTTGCAGTTTCAAGCACTATAGAAAAACAAGTAGAATCATACCAATTGGGATTTAATTGTCGATGCCATACCAGTCCTGGAATAGGGTCGTCCATTGGCAACACAAGACCGTTCTGCGTACAACTATACAATGCGTCAGATTCTAACCAAGGAGCAGCAGCTTCTAAAAAATCAAGTCGCCAAGATCTTGCATGTCCAACCAGGCAAAGAAATTTTTTGTCGTAAGTTTTTTGTGGCTGGTATTCATGTAGCCCATATTGCCTCCACCACAAACTCTCATTGTACCAAAGAAAATTAGGAACAAAGGCAATGCCCTCCACTGGTTCTGCATGATAGCTTCCGTAAATATAAAAATGATTTGGATTTTTTAATTTGACATGTAATTTTCCATATTTGCCACTGTAACTTTCCCACATGACATCCACAATCAGCCGTTTATCATTGAATTTTTCTCTGTGCTCATCCAACAAATATTGTTTTGCACCCATGACAAACACAGTATCTTTGTCGTAGGTTTTGTCATGATCATAATGCTCGATAACAAAGTTATCATTGATTATTTGCTGAAACCATTCTGAATGGAAAAACGATTCGCTTTGGTATGGCAAAAGATATATAACTAATTTTTCTTTCTTTGTTGTTAGGTACCAGGGCATAGCATCCGGCATCTTCCACCCAACTCTTCTTACTTCTGCGGCAATATAATCATACCCAACTTGCCAGGGATCAAATGGCTCATCTAGATGTTTTCTAATCAGATAAATCTGCACAAAGATGTTGTATGTACGTTGTGTATCTTTTACTATCGCCCCAAACGGCTTGTTTCCGTGCTCAAGTTTTTTTGGTGAAGCCGCATTAATATCATTGATACTTTTGTATATTTCTTTTTTAGTTCGTAATATATTTTTGTTAACTATCACAACAAAATCTTGTGGCATTGCATGCAGATCCATGTGATCCTTGGTGTATGTGTGCCCGATGTAGTCTTTCCAATTGCACCCCATAAATGAGGCATCTTGTTTTTTTTCGTAGACTAATTTGACTTCTTCAACCAATGCAATAATAGAACTGGTAGTAAACCAAAGATCAGTCCTGAGTTTGATCACAATATCTTCGTTGACTTTTTCTATTCCTTCTAAAAACTCAAAAACTTGTATTGCACCACCCTGTGGCCAAGGACTGCCACTTGGCTGGTCTAAGTCGCGTGTGAAATTGTATATTGTTATCGGGGCAATTTTTTCTAATTCTGAAATTAATTTTTTGTGATTGTTCTCACTCATCTCAACATATCTTTTTTGCCCAATATACATTATTCCAATCATAACACTTCCTTTTGATATTTATTGAAGTCCTGTTGGATCAGTTGTACAAAGTCGCTGCATACTCCATAACACTTGACATCCTTGACATTATTTAAAGTAGCATCCTCCCATTCAGGCATGACCATTATGCATTTATCTGTTAGCGGTTTTCCTGGGTAAACCCAAATATATCTTTGGCTGGTAATGGTGTAGTCATCTGTTTGGTGCCAAAAGTAATTTAACGCATACGGTATTTTAGCAAGCCATGCTAATGTTGCAAGACTTTTGGCATGAATCCAAAGTCCCGAGGTAGCTATAAAATCAACAGTGACATTGTGCTGGGGCCGATCATGCCCAAGATACAGACAATCATCTACTATCCAAAGATCTACTTCACAATCAAATCCTGCAGATAATGTGTCAAGGACAACATCTGGCCGATTTTCTAAACTTTTATCGGGTCCGCCCACAAGACCACGGTGAGCAATCAGCTTCATTTTTTGTGATTTTCTAAAAAATAATCTAAATCTTCCGGGGTGCCAATGCCCCACATTTGATCAATTTGTTTGATCTTTATCTTCTTATGATCCTCGATGGCCTCATTGAATACTGGACACACGTAAAATTCATTGTTGGTACGGATATTTTTGGCAATCATTTGTTCAGCATACTTGACATAATCACTACCTTTTTTCCAGTAATATATGCCCACAGTGGCATCGTCACTAATGGGATTTTTTTCTGCCACTTCGCTTACAAACCCATCGTCGCCAATTCGAGCAAAACTCCATTTTGGATGAGTTGCCTTGAATGTAACGATTCCTCCGTCAATTTCATCTGCTGTAAATCCATACAAGCATTCATTTGAATTCCATTCCACGTACTGATCTGAGTTGGCTATCAGCAATGGTTCTTCGTTGTCAATCATGTGCTTGGCCAGCAATGTTGTACAGGCAGCCCCTTGTGTCAGGCTGTCTACTTGCACAATACTACAGTCAGGTGTGATCAAATTTAATAATTGTTTTAAATTGTATTTTTCATAGTGTTCTTTTTGGACCAAAAAGATGAAGTGTGCTTCTATGTTTAAATTTTCTACCACAACTTGTATCATCGGTCGACTGTTGACTTCAATCAAGGGTTTGGGAAAAGTATAGCCTGCCTGTGCAAATCTACTGCCTGCGCCGGCCATTGGAATTAATACATTCATTTTTTTATTCCTCCAAGGAGTGGGTTTACGAACAACACCATTCAGTATGTCAAGTGCTTCGTTTACTTTGTCAATTGTGAGATCATAGGAATTTGTCACTGGGATCAGATAGGCCCCAGAATCCACTGCTGCCTGGCGACCAAGATGGCTGTCTTCAATGATTACTGTGTGCTTTGGTAAAGTTTTGAGAGCAGTCATGCACTGCCAATACATTTCTGGAAACGGTTTAGCATGTTTGACATCTTCATTACTGACATAATAATCAACAAATTCCATAACTCCTGTGCTTAACAAGGCCAACTTGACTGATTCTCGAATGCTATTGCTGGCCACAGCAATTTGAATCCCATGTGACCGAATTAGTCTAAATAAATCTTGTAATTTTGGATTTGCTGGAAATTGTTTTATTAATTCAAATGTGGCTTTTTGTTTGTTCTGCCAGACTTGATCAAAATGTTTTTTTTCCAAGCCCTTGTATTCGGCTAACATTTCTAATTTTCTAGTGGTGTTTAAGCCGTCGTAGGAACTTAGATGATCTTCTCGAGATATAACATATTTAGGATCAAGTTCGTAAAGGGCTTGATTGAGTGATTGATAGTGCATTTCTCGACTTTCAATCAACACCCCATCTAGATCAAATATTACGAGTTTATTTGTATGCAACAACTCTACCATCCGCTAATGATTTTTTATATCTCGGAGATTCAATTATTGTTTTGCTATATCCATGTTCTTGATACAACAAACACATGCTTTCTTCAGAGTATCCCCACTTGTGCAACATAGATATATCTTTGTATCTATCTATGTTTCCGTATATGCCAGCAACTGCTCTTTTTTGAATTTTGTTATTGGTTGAATAGATACTACTGGGATCGTTCACAATGAATTGACACAGTTTTAATAAATCTGGCCATTCAGTGGCCACAAAGCCGGTGGGTTTTAAAATTCTCAACCACTCCTTGATCATTGCAGACACTTCACCTCTTGATATATGTTCAATCACATGAACTGTTAAAATTTCATCCACTGAGTTATCTGGAATAGGATATGGATCAGTGAGGTTGTGTATGGTCACACCAGGTTGTCCCGTACAATAATCTCCGTCAATGTTGATCCACCCATCATAGAGATTTGGGCCGCATCCTAGATGTAACTTAACAGGCAGTCCTTGTTGTATGATTTCTTGTATTTTATTCTCAAGC